TAAAAGGTAAATGGCGTTAACATTAGCTGAGGCGAGTAAACTATCCAATGATATGTTGCTTCAAGGAGTGGTGGAAACTATCGTTAAGGATTCGCCAATATTGCAGCAAATGCCCTTCATTGAAATCGCGGGTAATGGCTTAACCTATAACCAGGAGAAGGCATTGCCTAGCATCGACTTCTATGAGGTCGGCGATACCTGGGCGGAATCAACCCCAACCTTTGAGCAGAAAACGGCAAACTTGAAGATTATGGGTGGTGATGCTGATGTTGATAACTTCCTAAAGGCGACCCGCTCTAATCTTCAGGACTTAGAGGCAGCTGTGGTTGAACTTAAGGCCAAGGCTCTGAGAGATAAGTTTGGGGAGACCTTTATCTATGGTGACTCAGCGACCAATGCCAAGCAGTTTGATGGTCTAAGTAAGCTCATTGATACCGCCACCGCCAGCGACCAGGTGATTGCCGCTGGAGCTACCGGAGCTAGTCTAACCCTGTCTATGCTTGATGAGGTTATCGATGCGGTAAAGGGGGGCAAGCCTGGCATGCTACTTATGAGCCGAAGGTCAAGGCGTAAGATTAATGCCCTGGTCAGAGCTGCGGGCACTATGATGGAGACCGACCGGGATAGCTGGGGTAATTTCGTCCAGTTCTGGGATGGTATCCCAATCGGTGTCAATGACTGGATACTGGACACCCATGTGGTCAGCAGTAGCGTTGAGACAGTCACCACCGGTGGCAGCTGTTCCACAATCTATGCCGTTCAGTTTGGGGAAGGAGCACTCTGTGGCTTGACGGCACCTGGCCATCTTACTGTAGAGCCCATCGGTTCACTGGAGACGAAGGATGCTACCAGAACCAGGATTAAGTGGTATGTGTCACTAGCTCTTTTTAGCTCGATTAAGGCGGCTGCTCTAATTGGAGTTCAAAACTAAACAGGTTTTGGGGGTGAACCTTAAATCATCCCCCGGTTAATCAAACGTGGGAGGTTTAACATGGCTTTCTCAGACCCGGGAACGGGAAGAGTTGTTCTAGATTCAGGCCGGGGAACCGAACCGGAGAAAGTGACACTGGCTGAGGATTGCAAGTGTGGTGATGTATTGGGTTACAGCAGCGGTTGGAAGAGAGCGCTGGCTACCACCGGTTCAGTCATCCAGGGCAGGCTAGTTGCTCTAGCCGATGGCAAGAGTGGCGAGGAAGTTCCAGTCTCAGCTAACCCGGTGGTTGGCGGTTATTCCGAGGCGACACCAGGCGGCTATGCCTACGTGGCTGAGGGGTCGGATAATGGGGAGATTACCCAGACGGCACCGTCTACCGGTGGTGATGCTAATACTGTTATAGGCTTAGCTCTTAACGCCACCAAGGTTTTGTTCTTCTTGAACAGCCGGCCTGATAGTACAGCCTAACAATCCTTGGGGATTATCTAATGAAGGGGGGCTGGGGTTTACCGCCCCAGCCCTATCCGGTAAGGAGGTAAATTATGGGACTCGCAGTAATAGAACACATTGAGCACTCTTTTGCCAGGGGTGACTTGACTGCAGACGGCATTCAATGGTCTGCAGAGAAGGACACTACCACGGCGGATGTTGATGTCGAAGTGGAAAGCGTTACCATTAAGCCACCGGCATTGGGGGAGATGATTGAGGTTGAATTCGGCTTAACAGCTGCTTTCAGAGCGGTTTCATCGGCTACGGCTGACCTTATTTATAAATGGCAGGCAAGAAACAAAGGCGGGACCTGGGTCGACCTTCACAGCGCCGTTACCAAGACTGATATCGGAACGACCTATGTTGAAGAGACCCGCAGCGGTCGCTTCAACATAGTAGCCAATTTCGATTCCCTGCCTTTTGAGGTAAGGCTGATAATCCAGTGCAATGAGGCTAATGAGGGGCGAGCCAAGGTTAAGAACTCAAGCTATGTTAGGGTAAAGTATTCTGGCTCGTGAGGTGAATAATGGAAACTTTGCTTAATAAAGAGAGCTTGGCATTCGAACCGCCGGAGCTAGGCTGCGTACTTTATTTGCCCGGACTTCCTGGCGGAGATGGTAAGGTCTTTGACCGAAGTCCCTACAGTAACGTTGGGACGATAACCGGAGCAACATGGAAGAGGTTGCCTGGTGGGCTCTGGTATCTGAGCTTTGATGGCGATGATGATTACCTTCCCATGCCTGCTTCAAGCCTTTGGGACTTCGGGGGGAATGACTTAACGCTTGTGCTCTGGTTTAAGCTTGACGATCTGAATGTAGAGCACACAATAATTTCATCAGATGCCAACTTCAAAGGCATAAACTTACGCTGGAATAGCACATCAGACAGCAAACTTAGACTGAATCTATCTAGCAACGGATCATCTTGGGATATAGCCAATAGCGTAGTTGGGGCTAAAACAAGTTGGACACAAGGGCAATGGTATTTTATTGCTTTTAAGCGTAATGGTTCTTCCTTCGAGGTTTCAGTTGACAACGTTAGCGATATTACAGTTTCTAGTTCTGCTCCTTTGTCTTCGGTAACAAGCCTTCAATTCGGCAAGTTTAACACTGCTGGCAAATGGCTCAAAGGTTCATTAGCCATTATTCGTATTTTCAATTGTGTGTTAAGTGACCTGCAGTTAATAAATATACGCAATAACGAAAAATCCTTGTTTGGGGTGTAGTAGATATGAAATACAGAGTAAGACTGGACTTGAGCTATGATGAAGAAAGCGATGCTCAGGCACTAATGAACTATGCCAAGCAGCTGAGCAATGAAGCTGTCAGCATCAATGAGGGCATGGATAATGAAGAGATTTCCTTCTGCGACTTGGAAATATGCCGGCATGATGAGGGACTCCCCTGTACCCGATTGGATAGGGTTGAGGTCAGAAAGCTGGAGGTGAATCCATCATGACTCTGAGTGAGATAAGAACTATAGTCAGACGCGACCTTAAGGATGAGGATGCGGCTAACTACCGCTGGACCAATGATGAACTGGATAGGCATATTGCCCATGCCATCAAGGACTTCTCCGAGGCTATCCCCTATGAGCAGAAGGCTACTAAAGCTACTACTTCGGGCTCCAGGGAGCTGGATATATCAAGCCTATCAGACAGGGTCATGGTAGAGGCAGTGGAGTATCCGGTAGACGAATTCCCTAAGCGATACCAGAGGTTTGCTCTGTGGGGAGATACCTTGACCATCCTTGGTGATGAGCTCCCCGATGGCTCGAATGCCTATATCTTTTATGGTAAGCTCCATACCCTTGATGCTAGTGGCTCTACCATTCCAGCTAAGTTTGAGGATTTAATTGCCATTGGCGCTGAGGGCTATGCCGCTGTTGAATGGGCGGTCTATGCTATCAATCGGGTTAATATTGGCGGTGGCATAACCCCGGGTGAGTTCCTGAACTGGGGTCAGGATAAGCTGCGGTATTTTAAGACTGAGCTTAAGCGGCTGGGCAGAAGGAACCGGATTAGGGTTAGCTCACTCTATAAACCGTACTACCCGCTGGTATCTAAAACAACCGATTACGGTCCTTAATTAATGTGAGGTGCAAGTGATATGACGGTAAAAGAAGGGCTAACTAGGACTAAGGAGGGCTTGCCCAAGGAGGCTTTTGCCATTGTTGGCGACCCTGAAGACTCTGAGACCTGGAAGCTGCCCCATCATAAGAGGAGCATCTTTAGAGCCTTACAGGGGAAGCTTGATATTGAAAAGACGGTTGACTGGGAGCGGATGCCAGCGGCGGTAGCGGCTCTATCACCGGGGGGTTATAGAGGGCAGAGGGTTGATGCCAGTCCTGAAGAAATACTCAAGGCAGCCAAGCATCTTGCCAGCCACTACCGGAAAGCTGATAAGCCGCTACCCGATACCCTGGCAGCATTGGTATAGGTAAGATGAAAGACTGGGCAGAGTTTATTAAGAGCCTTATCAGACCCTTCATCATTATCTGGGGCTTCATAGTTTATGGTGTTTGCGTTATGACGGAGGTTGAAGTCCCCGCCCTGTTGGCTGGATTAGTATCGGTAGTCATCATTGAATACTTTGGTGAGAGAGCCATTTTGAGGTTCAGGGGGAAATGATATAGAGAAACTGTATAAAGCTTTATGGCTACGAATAGGGGGCAGACCCTGGACCCGGATTATCCGGGATGGCCAAAAGAAACACCCGCTGTTGTGGCTTCTCCTCTTTGGTGCTCTCGGTATTCTGTTCGGACATTTATTTTGGTGATTTTAGAAGGCGATTAGAAATGAGAAGTCTATCATCAACTCTACTAGCCGCTCAGAAAGCAGCTAGCCGTATTCCCTATGTCAAAGTTGAAGCCCGTAACACCATTTGTGGTGCGGTCAAGTACGACTGGGAAAGGCTTTATACCGGCTCTGAGGATGATTATTTCCACGCTGTTACTCTACCCTCAGATGGCTCGCTAATCAGGGTCAGGATAACCCTACCAGCCGATTCCAGGAAGCTCTATCGCCAGCGGGTGGCTAACCCTGGTCCTTCATCCAATTTTAGCACCTGGACTTACACTAACCAGTATAACGTGGTTGTTGTCGCCGCCTGCTCTCTGGGGGCAGAGGTGTCTATATTCTGGATAAACAGCGATAGGGAGATTTATCAGTTAAAGAGTACCGACAACGGCATCAATTGGGGAAGCCCCAGCCTCTTGGGCTATTCTCCAACCACTGCCATAAACGGCATTGCCGCTGCATACAAGACTAACGGTGATATTGCCCTCTTCTTTGCT